TTCATCAATTAGTAATAGTGTAAAAGATACGTCTGCCGGATTAGCTGAGTGAATTCTAGACCCCTCGAATAAATCCGTTTGCGCATGAAGTGTCTTTTTAGGTATACCCTCTTGCTTAAAAGTTTGAGAGAACGTTATGTCTTGTCCTACATGAAGTAAATAGTAAGTACCAGTGGCTGCTGTATCCTCAAAGTAAACTTTGCCATGTCGTAAAAATTCAAAAGCCACCTAGTTCTCCGTAATAATTTGAGAGTATCCCCACGATTATTCCCAGTATATACTACGGAGACCAAGGTGTCAAGAATTATTTTTTGGCACATGAAAAAGGGGGCCGAAGCCCCCTTAAAATCAGCTAAAATTATACGCCGTAATACGTTAATGTAGCTTCATTCATGCTATCAACGTTTCCATTGGATACTTGTCCATGGAAAGCGATATCTAAAGTTAGAAGGTCCTCAACCCCGATTTGCGGTACTTCTACGTGAGCTGTTGGTAGTGTAAAGTATAGTCTAGGAGTGCTTGCTGTAGCCCCGCCTAATCTAACCTCAACGTTAAATACGTTCCTAACAGTTGTCACATCGGCTGCTAGGTCGGCCAGCAATTCACCAGATCTTCCGGAAGCTTGAGCTCCGGTATCTAGATAACAGGTTACGTTACCAGAAATTGCTCTAGGCCCCGTGATGTTAGCAAAAGGTTGGTTAACTTTTCCTAGCTCTTCAGGTGTCAGATAGCTAATATTGTTTTCAAAGGTGATAGATCCACCAGTTAGCACAATATTGTACGTCTGAGCAGGGCTATCAAGTCTTTGTACTACTAAGGTGGATAGTCTGTTACGAATAAACGTATTAGTATCTGTTATCTTCTCATAGATATCTCTTGTAGGAATAGAAGATCCCTGGTCTACGATTTGCTTAGCAAAACCACTCCACTGAATTGTAGCAATACCCTCAATATCAAAGTCGATAGTTGCAGAATTACATACTGCTTCTGAAAGTTGGTATACTTGGGTATTGCCAGACTCTTCGAAGCTGATGTAGATATTCCAACGTCTAGTAAACGAAGATACGTTAGAAGAGCCAAAATTAAACGTAGCGCTTGTACCAGAGGTGGTGTTAATCGTTGCTGGAGAAGCAGTAGCTAAAGAGTTGGAGTATACTCCTCCAGCAGTAGCTGTATCCGCACCCATTAACATTGCCCATAGAGGCTCTTCTACTGCATGTACGTTTGCACCAGTATAATTTCCAGCTCCAGATCCAGCAGATAGGAAAGGACGCACATATGTACTAAAACTCCACTCTACTGGTGCTAAGGAGTCATTGAAAAGTAATCTGGCCCTTCGGCTGGCAAAACCAGCTTCGTTAATAGTTATTTCAGAACTATTCATTGATTGAGAGAAAGAGAAGCCATCAAGTACAGGAATTTCCCATACGGTGTTATTTGGAGGAGAGCCTCCAGTGTCGTTACCCTCTAGCTCAACATACACTTTTGCATTGCGTGTAAATTGTAATGCCATGTTTTAAATCTCCGAACTTGATTGCTCAAGTCTTAACTTATAGAAAGTTAATTAATACCGAACCTCGCATATGATTTCACCTACGCCAGTAGGTTCGAGTACTCCTTCATCAGTATCAATACGAACTATAGTTATCTGATGTGTATATTGAGTTGCCCCATCTTGATCCACATAAGCTAATCTACTGTTTTGCTCAATCACAGTCTCAACGTCCTCGATTACTTTCTCAAGTGCGTAGGTCGCGTTCTCTTCTTGAACATATATTCGTATTGTTACTGTCAAAAATCTATCTTTATACCCACCACCTTGGTACTGCCTAGTCTCACTACCTGCGTTCAAATGAACTGCCGGAAAGTCCTTAACCTCGTCCCAAAATAGTAGTCTATCAGAAACTGTTTTAGAAACGTCGCTTCTAAAGTTTCCGGTGCCATTAATGGTGCGTATCACGTCGGCTAAAGCACTAACAATGGCCATTCTTCTACTTGTATATATTCTTTCGCTCATATCCTTCTCAAAAAGAAGCGTCCGCCCATAAATCCTGTAGCTATTTGTCGTATGGATTTTTCAATTATAGCTCTAGGATCTCTTTGAGGAGTAGCCCAAGGCGCCCTACCTACCCCCATTTCAAATACCTGGTACGGGGTCTTATCATAGGTGTACCCAAAGCTTGGAAATCCTTTTGGGGTTTTAATTACGTCTACTACTTCTGCGCTTTCCGCAAAACCACCAGTTCTATTCTGCAAAGCGGGTGGTCTCATATTATACATTACCACCTCTGGTAGCTTATCATTAATTATATTAATCAGTGAAAAATAATCGATCTCTCTAACTTCTTTTTTCTGGGGTACTGGTAGCTTCGTCGCTTTTATCTTCTTAGAGTTTATCTTTTTTAGCCCTAAATCGAGCTTTCCTTTTAAAGAGCCTTTAGACGTATAAGCTTTAGTTGGCTTCTTAGGGTCTAATATAGATACTATACGCTTTTCATAGGCATCATTAAAAGTTGGGGAGTTGATAATTTCTGTTATATCTATATTCTCATATAACTCTTTTGCTATATCAATTTCTGCTCTACTTAAAACCTGATCTACTAAATTAGATACGGCCCTTGACAAACGACCTTTCTTTTGGTTAAAGTCTTTACTCTCCCAGGCCATAGTTAGCCTTAGATCAGTAGTGTCTCCAACTATCATCTTATAATCAACAGTAAAATTTTGACTGCTAATACTATCTAAAATGTCTGCCCACTTCCGCTCGGTCATATCCGAGGGCTCTACCATATTATCAATCTCTGTCACTACTGCTAGTAGTCTAGATAACTGAGTTTTTATAGTTGGATCGCGCGCATCCTTGAGATACGAGGCAATACGAATTGCCAAAATACTAGTCCCAATGTGCCCTAACTCATAATCTAATTGAGTGCCTAGTAGCTTAGTATAGGTTTGGTATATTCTATCGTAACTGGCTTCGCCCTCAGTTAGTTTTGTATATGTACTAGTTAGAAAAGTCTTACCTTCAGTCTCGAAGCTCTTTCTACCTTCCGCTAGGGCTTTATCTCCAGCCTCTTTGAAAGCGTTAACAGTACTCTGCCAATGTGCTGGTATATCTTCAGTAAAACCAACCGTTATTTTATGGAAAGCTCCCTTATTTACTGCCTGTCTTAAAGCATTGCCGGCAGAAGTATATAACTTCTTCCTAATATCTGTAAGACGAAGAGGTCTACGGTTCACGGCTGTCTATATAAGTCTAACACTCTACGAATATGGTCAGGGAATCCTGAGTCCCTAATGGTAGATGTAACTTGAAACTGAGTGCTGGCAGTGCCTAAAGACTTGGTCTGTCTATGCTCGTCTTTTAAGTAGTAAGTAGTTAAATCGACTGCGGCCAGTTTTAAATCTAGTGGAATACTACTAAAACCAGCTCTATATACGACTTTAACGGCCGCTACACCTTTGGGCCAATTAGAATATCCACCAAGCGTATCTATTCTAAATATAGAGTCAGATACATTATCATAGTACCAATCTGCGCCAACCGGGGAACCGTTTGTGCCGTATAGAGCAGTATAAGCTTCCGATGGGGACCCTCGCTCCTCAACACTAACGATCTCTAGTACTGGCCAATAACGTAGTTGAACAGAATAAGCATCCCATTGAATATCAAAATATTGAGTATAAGGATTAGTAACATAAGCCTTAAACTTTGTATTACAATAGGTTTCTACAAGGGTATTTACAGATGAAATGATAGTCTCGATCTGGTCGTCATTTTTTGATCCGACCAAACCTTCATGAGCCTTATAGTCATCCAATGTAATTACTGACATAATACCCCTCTAGAAACCTAGGGGGCACTAGGCCCCCTAGGATTACTGGATTACCAGTTACGAACAGCAACCTGACCAGCATCTGCGAACAGACGGTCAAAACCACGACGCTGAGTAGCCACTAGAACTCTGCGCTGATCTTCAACGCTGTAGTCACTCTCAACAGTAACCCCACGAAGAACAGGGATTACGAAATTACGTGGGTTAACAGCTACCGCTGCTGGAGTACCGTCAGCAGGAGTTGGGAATTCGTCACAAACAACTACTGGGCTACCGAATACGCTTCCGATTTCACCAGTGATCTTGGTAGCACGAGCACCAACTTCGTTCAGATTCTGGAACTCAGGATCTTCAAGCAGCTGGTAGTAAGCGTCTAGAGAAACGATGTAGATTACATCGCTTGGACGACGACCGTACTTACCCATGGTCTTACGCAGACCAAGTAGGTCAGCTGCGGTAATCTGGTTAACGCCAGCACCTGGAGAACCAGTTTCGCTGGTGGACTTACCATCAGCGATAGCCAGTTCAATAAGACTTCTGTAGTTAGCAGGAATAGCTTGATTTTCCCAAGAAGTATTCGCTAGAAGAATAGAGTGCTCAATCGCACGAGCGTGAGAACGTATAATGCTCTCACGGATCAGAGGAAGAACAGGCATAATTGCATCTTCTTCGGTTTCGTTAGCGATGTAGGACTTAGCAACGATCTTCTCAACGGTCAGAATCTTACTACCTAGGTTAATACCGGTATTAGCAGCCGGGGAAGAACCACGAGCTTCTAGGCTACCCTTATAAGCAACGCCAGAACCAGAACCTGCAGCATTAGCGCTTAGGAACTCTGCGTATCCAGCATCTGGCATGGTTGGGATCACCAGGCTAGCAGCGTTCATTTGAACTTTTCTGAACATTGGGTCAAGAATAAGTTCTAGCTGAATATCGCGCTCTAGAGCGGTAGAAACCGTGGTTTCGAACGCTTCAACGCTAACACTAGGAACCGCTACACCGGTATTAGTATTAACAGCTTTTTCTAAAAGCTCTTTAGCGAAACGAGTATTCCAGCCTTTCTTGGTAATTTGACCAAGAATATGTGCGTCAACGAGATCAGCTTCATGAGTCTCGAAGAAGTTCTTCTCAGAACCACGGTCAGAAAATACCCGCTTGCTATTAGCAACTCGTGCTAGTTCTTCGGACTTTTCAGTCATTTCGGAACGGAATTCATCCAGAATTTTGGATAGATTGGCTTCTTTTTCTTCGAAGCGCTTCTGTAGGTCTGCATAAAGTTCAGCGGCACCATCGCGAACAAACTCAACGATAGAGGTCTTTTCAGCAGCCTTGCGAGCAGCTTCTTCTTCAGCAGCCTTGCGAGCAGCTTCTTCTGCTGCCTTCTGCTCCGCTTGTTGCATAGCCATTTGGGTAGCTACTTCTTTAGCTGCTCCCTTTACTGCATCAGCAATCATGCTTTGTAGGTCTTTTGGATCCATATTTATCTCCTGAGAGTAGGCCTTTTGGCCTTCCGGCGTTTCACCAGCTAATGCATCATCTGATTTATCAGCCAGTTGTTGGCCGGATGCTAGGTTAACGCTAAACGATTTAATATATTCCTTGTACTCTTCAATTGAGTCGAAGGATTTTTGCACTGAAAATGTAGCTGCTTGATTCGCTGGAACAGACACTACGGAAACTTCTAGCAATTCTGCTTCCTTTATCACGAAGATATCTGCTTTCGAATCATAATCAGCGTCCTTTACCATAAAGCCAACAGAGAACGCACTCAGTACGCCATCTTTAATAAGCTGGATGACATCTCCGGCTGCTTTAGATATTTTCGCTTTTAATTCCAAGCCGTTGCCGACTTGTTTTACATCCATGGCGCGTCCAATAGGACGATTGTAGTCATGGTTGAATAGTATAATTGGGTTCTGTTTATAGTTCTTTAGTCCGCTTTTCCAAGCGTCTGGAACAATAACGTCACCTACACGGTCCTTATCGTCTGTACTAGCCATACCGTGAATAACGAGTTCATCATTATCCTCCCCTACAGCTTTAAAGACGGAACCTAGGTGAAAAATTTTATTCATAAGTTCCCTCCAGTCTTGCCAGGGCTTCGGCGGCAGTAACCGGTTCTCTCTTTACTATAACTGGCTTTTCTACAACCACAAGTTGCTCACCAAAAGTAACACGATCCGGATGTGCTGACTTACACAAAGCTACCATGCGTGCCCACGAGCCGCAGCTTCTTTTAATAGCAGGCAAAGAGACCGGGCCATCTTTAGCCTTCATATACTCAACAGTATTAAGTATATACCCCTTAGACTGAAAGTAGCGCGACATTTGATCTACGACTCTTTTTTTCATTAATTTCCCTCGCTCGGACGACCACCTTGGGATGGATCAGCTGCTGAACCCGCAATATTAGCTGGAATACGCAGATCATCTGCCCCGGAGATAGCCTGATATCCTAAGTTGTCACGAGCCTCATTAGGTGTAATAACTCCACCATTAACAAGTGCTTGATAATATTGTCCCTGTTCGCTAAGTTCTGGTTGAAGCGCAGCAATATTAGTAATATCCTCCATAATCTCGTATCCAAAAAAGCGCTCAAAAGCTGAGCACATCTTTCTAACGATTGGAATAACCGTCTCTAAATAGTAGAGGCGGTGATTAGGGCGAAGATTAGCATTATTGCCGCTATCTAATAGAATGGGCGGAATACCTAGGGCTTTTAGAATTTCTTTCTCGGAGGCTTCGATCGAATCTTCGAAAGCCATCTCACGGAAGTTAACGTCTGTAATTGTATCTAATTCCATCCCACCATCAAGCACCACGGGGCGACGACCCCCAGCATTGGGGCGGTATCGCTGCATCCATGACTGAATCATACGCTCTTTGATTTTCTCTGATAGAGTGTTGGGGCTCTTGATAACAAGACCAGGTACTGCTCCGTTAGAGAAGAAGTTATCCTGGAATTGCCGCATGTTGGCCAGGAGGGCCATGGTTCGGCGGGCTGGTCGGAGGCGGGACGTACCTCGATAAATAGAATAAAAGCTGTTTTCTTTGATGTGTATTATTTCTGTAGGGTCAAAGAACTTAGTTCCCTGAAACTTGTAACCTTTTACATAAGTTAATTCATCTGGTTCTATGGTTGTATTATTAGCCGGTAAATGGTACAGTCCCGCTCCGTCGAAATAAATAAAAATATTGCCATCCAATATGTAGTCTATAATAAGATTTCTCTTAAAACTAGACATATCTTGGAAGGGGTTTGGTTCTTTATTAAGAATCCTAAATACGGTTTTTGCCTTAACCCCCTTAACAATGGGGGTCATTCCGGCAATAGAACTACCGACGCTAAGAGGAATCTCGCTAACGTCATCTACAATCATATTAACTGCCCTATTTACTACTTCTAGATATTCGTAGTAGGCGGTATATGCTGTAGGTATTTCTTTGGATGTGAGATCACCGCCGCCATAGATTCCGACGATATCCTCTTGAGCTGGATTCAGTTTCTCAACTGTTTCTTCTCTACTCCAAAATTTCCAGTTTCTTGCCATGCTTCTCTTTCATTTTTTGAACCCATCTAGCCTGCTTCGGGGCTGTAGCTAGTATAGGGTTCTTCCCGTATAGGGAATGTAACTTTTGGTGATGCTCCTTACATAGAGTAGCAGCATCTTCATATAATTCTTTCTGGTGTTCAGCGATAAATTTGTCACGCCATTCCACCGCATGTTCAAAGTTCTCAAATACTAAGCCGCGCTGTTCTACCCACTTATTAATCAATATACTTAACGTATTAAAATGGTGAAAATGAAGTTCTTCAGTAGTTCCACATATTTCACAGAAAGAACCTTTGTCGTATTTTGACTTGGCACCATCACGGCATATTTTTATAAAATATCTAGGTAAATTTTCATCTTTTGCCATATTTCACCATCAAGTGTAACCTACTTACACATGTATGTCAACAGTTATTTTTTCTCAGCTTTTCACAAGTGACCAAACTGTATATTTGTCACTAGTAGAAGGTACTGTTTCAGTTTTACTAACGAGATCGGTTGTAATTTTAACATCACTAGTAACATACGGCCACTCCCACCAAGCCGGATAACGATGGTATGGCACGTAAAGAGTCTGTGGGCTAAACAATATGTTTAACTGTCCCCAAATCGAACGAGCTTCAGCAGCGGTCAAGCTTAGTTTAACACCATCCACTTCTATTTCAATATTCAAAATGTTATCTCCGCCGTCTCAAAACTATACAAAGCATACCGCAAAGCATCAGCACAGTGCGAATGCTGCGTATGCAATGGCTTCTCATTAATCAAATTGGGGTTTGGATCCCACTGATACTGGTCTAAAGACATCAAAGTCCGCTTACACTTCTGGTCCACTATCAGCCTATTGTTATCTATGATAGCACCAACCGCCGCAATCCCGTCGGTCACCGACTTCTTAGCGTTATTCGTCGAAATTCCATACGTCTGAGCCAAGTCAAAACGTGTCTGAGCCGCCGCCGAGTCAATAAAGATCAAATCAATGTTCCATTTCTCAATCATTCTGTTAATAAACTCAGCGTGCTTCTCAGTTGTACGCTCCGCCGAGTAGTATTCTTCGACTAGATAGAAGTATTCACCGTCATAAGCGATTACGACCATGGCCGTCGGGTCCTTAAAGCCTACGTCCAGCCCCGCGATGATATCCATTCCAGTCGTGTCCAAATGCGAAAGGTCCTGAACGCACTTATCACGGTCAAAAGTCCACACCTGGCCTTCGAATTGGGTAAAGTCAGCCTCATATTCTTGGGCGAAATAAGCAGCCGACATAGAACGCCTAGCCATTTCAATGTCAAGTTCACTAATTCTAGGATTATCACGCCAAGTAGCGTGTACAGAAGCCCAGTTTGGGAAGTCATCGTCGAAACCACGCCCATAAAAGGTACTAAACCAATTGTTTCGACCACGCGGGGTTGAAATAAATAGCGCTTTTGAGTTATCTTTGTCAAGAGTTGGGCGAAGAGACACGTTAAATGCCTCTTCGCCCTCGTCCGTTAACGCCGCTTCATCAAATATGATGAAGTCATAAGACCGACCTACGCAAGAATCAACCTGGTTCACACTACCCATACGAATAGCTGACCCGTTGTCTAACTCTAGAATGCGATCTTTTGCGTTATCTCGACGCACAGGTAGGTCAAAGTGTTTGATGAGGCCCCGCTGCAAGTCAAAACTAATGTTTGACAGAGCGTAATTAGGCGACATAATAAGAATATTAGACCCTGGAACTAGTGCGATGAGCTGCCCTATAACGTTAGCGATATACGTCTTGCCCTGACGACGTGACAGTGCCGCGCAAACAAAGCGGTACTTAGGGTTGTCTAGAGCGTTTATAATTGCGATCTGTGACGCTAGCGGTTTAATACCCAGTAGTTCCAGGTAAGGTTCCACTGGAAGCCTTATAAAGGAACGGAAGTTCTGGATATTTTCGTAGCTAATGTCAGCCCTTGATACCTGCATATAACTCTATCTTACTATTTATTAGTTTAATTTCTGACTCTAACAGTTGGGTTTTCTTATCGAGCGCCTTCAGTTCGAGTTCAACCTCTTTGAAACGCTCGTCATGATAGCCCACCCTATAATTAATATTAGAGGACCACCATATTATTGCTGCCACCTGAGCAATTAGAGCCAACATCACTCCGTATTTTTCAAGTCGCTCCATGTAATTTAGCTAGAAGCTCTCCATACTTTCCTGGACCGTAATCATTGTTCTGCACATTGATCTGCGTAGTGGGGCCCTCTTTTGGAGTCGAATGTTTAACTTCGTCAGTTCTCATCTTGTGATAGAGTGCTAGCACTTCAAGAAGATCCTTGGACGTATACATTTCAGACTCGCGGGCTTCCACCAGCTTAGATTCAATAATCTCCTCCATGAGATCGAACAGCTTGCCTCGATTACGATACCCCTGGTCAAGGAAAACTTGGTCGACGTACTGCTTAACTTCGCGTCTGGCGAGATAAGAGGAGACCTGGTTGGTTGGAATGCCGAGCAAGTCGGCGGTTTTAGTAATAGAGCTAGTCGCCAGATACGTGTTAGCGACTTCGAGAGCTTCGGGAGAGATTGATATAATTTCATTCATGTTGATAGTTTAGCTTGCGTAGAAGAATTTGTCAAGATTTATTTTTTTGATGGGGGTCGGGAAATTTGATTGGGCTAGTCTGGTTTTGGGCACCCTTTTGAGTTGGTTTTTTACCTTGTGGGCCGCGTGTTGGGTAGCGCTGGCGCGTGTGAAAATGCAAGGTCTTGAAACCGCCCCCGTTAGAATATTTTGTAATTTCAATTCAATTTCAATATTACAAATTATTCTATGCGAACCCCTTGCTTTACTATGCGATAGGCGTATGATGGGAACCATAGACCACTGAGATGAACGAAATGCGAAACAACCTGACCCGCCCCCGCTACGATGCCAACGGTGACCTGGTAATCAGCTTCACGCTGAACAGCAAGAGCATTATCCCGGCTCGCCACATTCCCCTGATTCGGGAATGGCTGGCAGCAGGCAAAGACCCGATGTTCTACCCGGCATTCCGGGTTGATCGCAAGGTTGCGGCATTCATCCTGAACAATGAGGAATAAGCAAATGAAAGTTTACTTGGCAATGAACTCCGACGTATACGATGGCGACGAGATTCTAGGCGTATTCTCCAACATGGAGAAAGCAATAGAAAGGGTTATAGAAAGGAACGCTATCGGATGGGTTGACGAGCGAGACGTTGACGGCGAAGGTTGCGTATGCGTTTGGGTGGCTGAGGAGAAATGAGGGCGAAAGCCCTCAACGGCGCCGATTTTACCATCTTGCATATGCTGGTGTCAAGGATTATTTTTGCATAAGCGGCTCGCCGCTTATGCGAATACGGTCTAAAAAAGATTGGGCTAACCGATAAAAAACACTTGCGATGGTTCCCCATTCCGGTACAATGGGAACCATAGAGCAACGGCACGGCGGAACGCGAAATGGCAAAATTCAGCAAATACGAACTCCGGGAACGCGCAAAGGTACTGGCAGCATACAACCATTGCTGCGCGGCTTGCGGCAGCCCGATGGATCTGGAGGTTGACCATGTTCATCCGCGCAATGCCGGCGGCACGGACACCTTCGAGAACCTGCAAATTCTGTGCCATCATTGCAACAATCGCAAAAATGGCGTGGTAGGGATTCCGAAACTGGACCCGCGCGAGCCTCTGGATTCCTGCCTGGAGATTCTGGCGAATCGGGAAATCTTCGTCAGCTACCTTGACGAATGCAAGAGGCTGGCCCGGTGAGGGCAGCCCCTTGACAGGGCGGCCGGGAATAGTTAGAATTCAATCATAGTTAGGAATCAATGCAAATGAACGTATACCGCCTCACGATCGACGCAGAATATAACCCGAGGACTGCCCCGAGGATCGCAAAGGCTCAACGGCTTTATGCCAGTGTGCTCGCAGCGCAAACGGCTGCTGCTATCGCCCTGCAAGAACCGCTTGACTGGTACGATCACGACGGGTATTATTGGGCTAACACGTTGGACCGTTGCGCAACGTGTGGAATTTCAACCGTAGAGGTGGTAGAATGATCTCAATCGTTTTCTGTTTTCTGGCGATCCTGATCTTCGGCATGGCCGAAATGCTGGGCCCTCGGGCACATCTGTGGTTCACCGATTGCATGTACATGCTCTCGGTTGCTGCTGTGGCGCTTGGTGTACTTTTTCTAGTCAACTAAAAATAACTGTTGACTTTGCAGCGCGGCGGCGCTATAATATCTTCACTGAATCGGAGAATGAATATGCAACTTTGGAACGATGCGACTGGCGAGCCTGTGGATCAGGCGAGCGATCTCAACTACGTCACTACGGATCGCTGCGATTCGTGCGGCGTTCGTGCTGAAGGCACGATGTTTCACGCGGCTGGTGCTACTGGCCGGGTTTGTGAGGTGCTCTTTCTGTGCTTCACCTGCCAGCCCGTAGAGGAATCCGACGACGAGGATTACGACGACAGCATGGATGGCGATCATGATTCGGCGATGGCTTCGGCTGGCTGGGGTACTGACGAGGATTATGGTTACTTCGGAGGGGAGGAATACTAATGGAAAAAGATTTTTTGTACTGCGAAAACTGCGAAGGCGGAATGTACACTTTTGATATTGGCCCCAATGGGGAGGGTCTTAGCAGCCTCTACCACTGGATGCGTGGTGACTGTGCGGAGGAAGATCAGCACATGCTTGACTGGATGAAGGATGCCAGGCCGGGTGACTATTACGACCACCGACTTGGTATTTTGTTCTGCGTTAACTTGCAATAATCGTGCCAGCCGGGGCGAGGCGCTAAATGCGAATGATTCTCATTTAGCGGCGCCAATTTTACCACAGCGCAGCGCGCGGTGTCAAGCGAAATAAAAATAAAAAAGATGTTGACTGACGGATCGGTCAGGCGTAAACTATCTCCATTGACTAGGGAGAACGAAATGACGCTAGCAGAGTTTGACCAGATCCGCGAAATGATCTACAGCATTCCGCCCTCCCACTTAGACCCTCTGGCGAAATTCGATGAGCTTTTTCAGAAAGAATTTGCCAATAAACTGGTTGACGACGACGTAGAATCGGCGTACAATCAGGGTTATGAAGATGGCCAAGACGCTTACGAGAATTGCAGAGGTTAATATGGCACGTTACAACATTTTCGATCTTGACGGCACGGTTGTTGATTCCAGCCACCGGCACGTTGCAAAGCCCGACGGCAGCTTTTGCCTTGACGGATGGAGAGCAAACTGCACGCCCGAGAAGATCATGCAGGACAAACTCTTGCCGCTGGCAAATGTTTGGAAGCAAATGTGGGAAGCTGGACAAATCATTGTGATCTGCACGGCGCGGGTTTTGCAGGGTGCCGACTTCGATTTTCTCCGGCATCACGGCTTGCACTTCGATAAGGTGCTAGGCCGACATGGCGAACGCGATATGCGGCCCGATGCGGAACTGAAGGTGGCAAATTTGTTGTCGCTAAATGTTGACTTTCGACGGGTTTCTAATGTATTCTATGAGGACAATGACGCGGTACGTGAAGCCGTAACCGATCTGGGAATCAAAGCGATTCATCCGAGGGATGTAGCATGAAAGAGCGAAATTTTGTGGCAAAGCACGCGCATCTGGCTGGCAAAGCCGGTACCCATGATGCTAAAATGGGTAAGCACGTCAAGCGTGCGATAGCTCGGGCACTGGTGCGAAAGCAAATCAAGGAGGCAATATGAAAAACCGGGTAGCAGAAAACTTGCGAATGCTGGCCGAAATAGGCTATCTTTCCGAAGATGAATGGAAAGAAGAAGCTTTGCAGGCTGCAAAGGAAATAGAGAGGCTAGAAGGTACTCTGTGGTCGCGAGAAAACGATATTGAGCGATTAAAATATATGCTTAAGGTTATGATAACGGAAAGGGATTACATGGAAAGCAAATCCAGATATGGCAAATGCTAATAATTCGCATTTGCCGCCGCGGTCACGCCGTGTCAAGGATTATTTTGGAATAAGCTTATGCTAAATCGGTATTAGACGAGATTCGGAATCACTGTATAATAACAAACATTGAGAGAGCAGAAGGAAGCGCGGAACGGGCGGCACACTAACCCGGTGCGGATTGAAGGTTACGATAGACTCAGCGTTTTGGCTGAACCGGACCAGAATCCAATCCAGAAAGGCCCGACCTAATATGTTCCCGCTTCCTTGTGTTCTCTGGAGAGACTGAGCACTGGCGAGCTTCCCTAGCTGTAAACTAGGCGTCTCTTGGCTGTGGTGGTTCAACTCCACCTCTCTCCACCAAATTGTTTGATAGGATAAATAAATGAAAGCTGAAACGCGAAAACTGGCCGAAAAACTTCTGATTGCTTATGTTCAATCGTGCCGACCTGCTGAAGATACGGAAGAACTGGTAAAATCTATCATTGATCTGGCAGAAACGCTTGACAAAGCACTCCAAGAACGCGATAATCTCTCCACTGAATCTTACTGAGGAACGAAAAATGGAACTGACCTTCAAGCAAATCGCAGCACTTCGTCGCATTCTGCTGCCGCGTGTTTACAATCTGCAATCGCAACGGCTGGAAGCCAAAGAGGAAGCCAGCGAATGCTGGTACATAGCAAGCCCAGCCAACACGACTGGCAAGCATTACTTCGGCATGATGAATGTGTGGCGCGATCAATATCGCAAAGCAACTGCCGAACTTCGGGAAATCGAAGGGGTGCTCACCGAACTGAAGCTGGCCGAAAAGAAGATGCAAAAGCTTCGGGCCATCGAAATCCGCGAAGATGAACTCATCGACGCCATGAATCAGCTTGCCATCCGGCGAGAAATGATCGAAAGCGGGGTGATCTGATTCGCGCGAAGGCGGGCGGCATGCAAGAAGCGTGCCAGCCCCGCCGAGGCGCTTAATGAGAATAATTCTCATTTGAGCGCGCCGATTATACCACTGGCCTACCGCACTTGTCAAGCGAATTCTTTGCATGGCGCTATGAAAACATTTCACTTTACTAGGTCTGCTGATGGGCTATAATACTTCCATCAACTGAGGTAAACGGAATGATTCAAAAGCTTTGCGAACTGTGCGGATGGTTGGGGATGGTGTTCATTCAAGGCGCTACGCTCCCGACTACCATCGGCATCCTGATGGGCACGAACCCGAGACTGCCGGAAATCTCCCTAATTCTGATGGTATGGTCCGGGCTTGCTCTGTACTTTATTCGGGCGGTTGCAAAAAAAGACACTTTACATATCTGCTCGAATGGGTTAGGATTCTTCTTGCAATCTTCACTTCTGGCACTGATCGTTTTTGGAGGCTAACATGCAACTCATTTCCAAACAAAAAGCCATCGTCGCAACGGTTCAAATCCTTCGCGGGGAGCAAATTCCCTCGGATGACGAAATGGCTTACTTTTTGGGGCTTGAATCCACCTCTGATTTAGAATCCGTCTATGTGGAGGATTTCGTTGTAGAAAACGGGGCTCTGTTTATCACTGTCAAATACGAGGAATCCCAATAGCAAAAAGCGTGCCAACGGCACCTCGCCGCCAAATGCGAATGATTCTCATTTACACTTGTCAAGGATTATTTAGCTATAAGCATATGCGAAAACGATATTAGACATGCCCGCAGAAAGGCGTATACTACTCTCACTGGCTAGGGAAAACGACGAAGCGAAAAAATGTGGAAATGGTTAAAAAATCGCTTGACTCGGCATCCCAAACCGGCGATAATATCCGAACTGAAAACGAATCCCGAAGGAGGGAAGAAAATGAGCGCAACGTACACCCCGGCTCTGGAAGCTGAAATCAAGGCTCTGGCTGTTGAAGGTCCGATCACCTATGCCGAGGCAGTCGCCTTCGCAGAAGCTCACGGCCTGAAGCCGCGAAGCGTGATCGCGAAAATCAAGAGCATGAAACTGGCATACGAACCGAAGCCGGTTCGCGTGACCAAAGCCGGTGCTCCGGTGGTCCGCAAGGATGAGATCGTGAAGGCAATCGAAGCCGCTGTCGGCGTCTCGGTTCCGACGCTCTCGAAAGCCTCGAAAGAGGATCTGGAAAAGCTCTGGGGGGCTCTGGTAGCCGTCTCGGACGCGCGGGAAACCGCGTAACACAAACTGCCGGGGGCGTCAAGCCCCCGGCTTTCTGGAGACTGGCATGTTTTGGGCACTGGTTTTTCTGATTTGCTTGTCGATCACGATTTTTGTATCTGGCGGCATCGCTTACCTATTGACAAAATGCATCACGGTGCCAAAAGGAAAATTTAAAGCCTGAGGCATGCAAAAAGCGTGCCAACGGGACCCTGCCCTCAAATGAGAATAATTCTCATTTGGGGGCGCCGATTATACACCCCGCCCATACGCCGTGTCAAGCGAAATTTTCTCAAGGCAACATGAAAACAAATCACTTGAGGCATTCACTGGTTCTGGTAAAATACTCGCATTGATTGAGGGAACGCGCATGATTAAAGCAAATATCGGGATCGAAACGCTTGACAATCTTGGATATGCTCTGATCGCTCATGCGGTTGAGATGTTCAAGATTCCCGAGGATTGTACCATACACCTTCAGGGTGGCGACACTTCAACGGGTGCCGATGCCGAATGCCGGACGGATGAAAACGGCAATTTTCTTGTGCTGTTGAATGCCGATCTAGGCTGGACTGAAAAGCATTTTTGCGAGGTCGTCGGGCATGAGTTGGTACACGTTAAGCAATATGTGCACGATGGGCTTGACATGGGGCATTCGTCTACTGTAAAATTTCGCGGCCAATACTACCGGAATCACTTTGAGGTAGAATACTGGCTCTCGCCTTGGGAGATTGAGGCGCGCGGTTACGAGGCATATTTTTGGTGGTATGCGAATAAAAAAGGCTTGATTGTCTCCCACGATTAAGCTACTATATCCGAACTGAAACAAGGAACGCGAAAAATGGCAAAGCAAATGATTATGGTTCTGGACACCGAGACTTGCGACCTGGAAGGCAACGTGTATGACGTTGGCTTTGTGATCGCTGACCGGACGGGCCATATCTATGCGCGGTACAATGCGCTCGTGCGCGAGACCTTCACCGATGCCGAAAAAATGATGGGCGCTTTCTATGCGCGTAAAATCTTCACGCATTACGCTCCCATGCTCAATGATGGGCTGATCGCGCTGCGTCCGTGGGCTGAGATTGCCGACGAGGTTCGCCGTACTGCCGAAGATTACAACGTGCAAACGGTTGCAGCCTACAATCTGGGCTTTGATGAGCGGGTACTTCGCAAGATGGGCCAGCAATTCGGTACCGCTCCGCTGTTTCGTGATGGGATTCAAGAACTGGATTTGTGGCAATTCGCTTGTGAGGTCCGGCTTAACAAGGCAACGTATCGCAAGATCGCGTTGCATCACGGCTGGGTTTCGCCCAAGGGCAACATTCGGACGGGCGCAGAATACGCCTATCGGTTTGTCACTGGTGATTACGGTTTTATTGAGGATCATACCGCTTTGTCCGATGCTGAAATTGAGGCCGAAATCATGGCCGAATGTTTCAAGCATAAGCGCAGGGTGCCGTATGGGGTCGTCAATAATCATCCGTGGCGGATTGTTCAAAGGATGGCCGCGTAAGCGGCCCGAGGGGGCGTTGTGTTGATTGACTTGTTTGCGATGCTTGCGTGTTGGCCTTTGTTAATAAACGAGGCGTTTAACGCCTTGTTATGGGTAGATTACTGGGAGGATTCTTGAAGGATTCCCAAATGCGAATAATTCGCATTTGGGGCCGCGGTCACGAATGTGAACCGCGCCAATTTTACCACAATGCCCGCAGCTGTCAAGGAATTTTTTCGAATAAGCATATTCCAAAACGGTATTTGCAGGGCGCACGAAATTGCTTATAATAGACTCTCAATTGATGAGGTACACGAAATGTTCGAACAGGGAATGAAGGTAGCAGGCTGGTTTGTCGATCAGATGGAAGCCCACGGCTGGGATATCGTCGGCGTGTTCGATGACGAGGCTGAGGAATTCGAACGGTGCGGCCGGGCCGATGCTTTCGAACTGCTCGCCAATCTGGACGAATGCAACATGCTTTTTGAGCGTGGCCCGTACACTGTAACGGTGCTGATGATTCCTGGCAATGGTGAGGATGTGATTTCCGACTGGTCATGTGCCGAGCGGCATATGGAGGAAATTAACAGAATTCACAATCTGGCGCTTGACTGCATTGAGATATTCGACTAGAATATCTCCATCAACTGAGGGAATTTTGAAATGGGTGCGTGGCTTGTTCTGTTTGTCGGCGTGATCTACCTTGTCGTTGCCGCAGACTTTGGCTTTCGGCTTGGCAATTGGTACATGGCTGTGATATACTTCGGGTATGCCGTCGCAAATGTCGGTCTTTTCAAACTTGGGGGTGAATGATGAAGGTTCTGTCAATTGAGCAGGTTATAACGCAAATAACGGTTGAATTGAAAGAGGGCGAAGATATAACCGCGCTTCATGATTTTCTGATGGAAGAATTCGATGAGGTTACTTCTAGCTCAAAACTGCTGATTAGCAGCATGAGCGTTGTGGGGTATGATACACTAATGCTTACTCTGGAGGTTCACGACTGACACTTGCCAAATGCGATTAATTCGCATTTGGACCCACGCCCCCGGCTTTCAAATGTCAAATACTTTTTTCGCACTAACACGCCCGCTTATATGAAAAATTGTTCTTTCCTTTTTCATCCCAAAAGCCTATAATACTAAAACTGAAAACGACGTCCGAAGGAGGACATAAAATGACGGTATATACCGATGCTCTGGTGGCTGGTCTGAAGGCTCTTTCCGTAGAAGGTGCTCCCGTAACTTACGCGCAGGCTGTTGCCTTCGCTGAGGCCAACGGGCTGAAGCCCCGCTCTGTGATCGCCAAGATCAAGAGCCTCAAGCTCCCGTATGAGCCCAAGCCGGTGCGAGTCACCAAGGCCGGGGAGCCGGTGGAGCTGAAAGCTTCCATCGTCAAGGC